CAAAGCGGTCATCATTACCGATGATTTCGGTATCTTCATCTTCACCATCATCATACTCATCAGAAGCCCGTTTTGAACCAGATTCGGTTTCTTCACCTTCTTCCGTTTCATCACCAAAGTCATCGTCCCATTCATTGGCAAAATCTTCGCCATCTTCCGATTCTTCATATTCTTCGGAATCTGGTGCATTGGCTTTACGCTCTTCTTCTTTTTGTTTCATAAAAGCAAGAACTTTTTGAGCCACAACTAAAACATCATCATAACTTTCGGTAGATTCAATCTCATCAAGCAGTTTTCTTTCTTCATCATCAAAACGAATACCAAGCATAGCACCGCCTTTGCTGTGCATATTCACTCGGTCAACAAAATTCAATTCATTCAAATCAACACCATTGGTGCCAAAGAAATTTTTCTGAGTTAGTTCAACATATGCTTTTGTGAAAGATGAACGGAGACCTGGATATTTGTATTTGACTTTTTTCTCAATACGGACATCTTCGATAACATTTGAAATGGATTGTGGAATCTTTAAATCTCTAGCACGAATAAGGCCGGATTCAGGAGTGTATAATGCGTGGCCAACTTCGTGACCAACAAAAAGGTCATAAAGATAACCAGAAATATTCTTATCTAAAACAGGAATTGTCAAAACACGATTTTTGACATCAAAGCAAGCAGTAGGAACATTGCGCTGTTCTACTACTAAGTTCTCGGTAGCCATCAATTTGGCTAAAAGTGATTTGGATTCAAGTAATTGCATATAAGCTCCTAACGATTAATATAACAATTATACAGGAATCCTATATTCCGTCAAGTATTTTCTTCGGAAGCGTTGTTTTTTAGCAACACATCTGATTACTGATACAATTCCTTGCGTTTTTGGTAGTCGGAAAGGTCTTTTTCGTGCTGAGAAAGTATTGCCCACTTGCGAGTTACGATATCCAAGCGTTTCCAAGCAGGAATTTCTTCATCATCTGCTCGTGCTGCTTCAAAAAATAGCATATCATTCGGCATTTTTCAATTCCTTGTCAAAAAAATTGTGCTCAATCGCACTTGCCAACTCATCGGCAAGCTTCGGATCGAATTTTACGAGAAAATGCGCTACATCTTGAGCAGGAATGTGCCTCAGATTAAACATAATCTCATCTATACCTTTATATATTTGTGTTTCTTCCCATTGTTGCAACATAATTTCTCACATTTCATAATATTGGTCAATTACAACGATATTTTTGCCTCGTTGTTTGGCTTTTCCAAGTGCTAACATGGATTGTAACTCAATTTCTTTCTCTTGGCAAGTTAATGACTGAAAATATTCTTCGTAATCTTGCCAATCTTCGTCTGTCCAACCTTTTGGTGTATTCATATCATCTCCGCATACTTGAAATTTCTTTGGCTTCTTTATCTGTGAATACAGGAACGGCATTTGACTTGTGCATTGTAGCCACACCTTTCATTTTTTCACCTGTATATGAATTTTGGGATTTTTTGGTACAAGGTATAAAACCTGTATCGATGGATGTGTATAGGGGAGTTTCCCTGCCAGCTGGAATTCTAGGAATAGGAATAGACTTAGAAATACTCGTGGTATTGGTATAATTCGTTTTTGGAGATATTGCCAAAATTCGATTTTGCCATTCTTCGTGGCGTAACTTCACCAATTTTGGAACTTTGCGTCTTTTAGACTTAGGAATGTAACCGTGTATAATCATAATATAATCTCCGACCAGGAAACTACTATGATACTACAGTTTAGAGAAAATGTCAAGAGTAAGTGTTGTTTTTATGACACACCTACCAGATTATATGGATCCAAAGCTTTATTTCAAAAGCGGACACCGATACTTATCCGAAAAAAGTCAAATATAAGTGGAAATAATGTTTTTTCTTATATTATGAAATTAATATTGCATCGGCCAATCTTTTTCATTAAACACATCAACCGAATCTTCATAATCGTGATTTTTTAACTTCTTTACTTCAGCGTGTTCACCTCTACGCCGTTTACTGTGTAAGAAATTTTTCGCATAATCATAATCATCAGAATAATCTTTATTTTTGCGAAACTTACCTATAAACTTTGTCACTACTATCTCCTATTTAAAGGTTTCAAATGTTATGCCTCGTATTTTTGTTTCTGGCATATTGTGCATATCCATACTCGACACATAGGTGATGTCGGAGTGTGGATAACAAATTTTTACAATTTTGAGAAGCTGGCAGACTGTGCCATCTGAATCGTTGAAAGTAAACACCTCATCAACGCATCTTATATTTTGAATAATCTCACGGCGTGTTTGGTAGTTGTGTGTGAATCCACCACGAGCATATACCATCCACCAATCTGAATGAACTCCAACCACTAACCAGTCACCTTTCCTCTTACATCTTTGTAAAAAGTGTAATTCGTTGGATTCTAAAGGATCAAACTCACCGGTAACTACAATGATTCGTTCTTTATCGTGCATTTAGGGTAAAAGATTGGGGAACGCCTCTTTGACAAAATTATATGTCAATCCTTTCACACCTTGGTTCTTTTGAAAGATACCCATCACAACTTCAGCTTCACGAGGTTCTAAAGATTCTAAGAATAAAATCAATAGTTCGTTTTGTTTTCTTGGAGAGAGTTTTTCAGCCTCAGGATGTCCTTCCTGAAACAGATAGATTCTACGAATTTCCGTAGATAGTTGAGCAACAGAAATTCCTGGCTTTGTATCAGGAATTTTGTAGTTTTCTGGCATTTCTTTTATTTTCCATTTATGACCTGGATGAAAAGTAAATTCTAAGACTTCTACCAATGTTTTTGATAGATTCTTTTCAATTACTGCCATTCGTTCTTTTTTTGTTGTTGCAGCTTCAAATTCGTCAAACACTTCATAGATATTTTTCATTAAAATTCCTCAATAACGTCCATTAAATTTTTCAGTTTGTTTTCAATAAAATAATTTAACAGTTTTTGGCGAGATGCCGGTTTTGTTTCATCATAGGTATTTATGATTTTTTCTTTTATCTCTTTTGGAATAAAAGTAAGGTCAATAAGTGTGGCATTTCTGGTATAGTTGGCTTTATCAGTTTCATTGTAGTTGGCCACATCTTCTTTTAGATACTTATCCAATACTCCCTTAGTTATAGGTTTCTGTCTAAGGTCACGGACAAAACAATCAGATGGTGAGAACATATTTGGAATACCGTCACCTTTATCACCACGAATAATCTTCTCTTTCAATTCTTCAATGGGATTTTCAGATTTGACAAATTTCTTTTGTGCTGGGTTGTATTGTTTTACATTACTACCATAATTTTGTAACTGTAAAAAGTCGCCATCACTTGATAGAATCAATATCTTCTGGTGTGGTGCATAGATTGGTACTAGTGTGCCAATAATGTCATCAGCCTCTGCACCTTCTACATCAATCACTTTATATGGAAAGTTTTCACGCAATTCTAATTTAAATTTGGCCAACATATCAAAAATCATATGCCAATCTAAATCAGACTTTTCACGAGTTTTCTTACGACCAGCTTTGTAGAATGGAAAATATTCTTTACGCCAATATTTACGGTTATCACAACACAATACAACATCACCATAATCTTTACGAAAGTTGCGGATGTGCATACGGAGAATATTGAGAATCATGTGTCGAACTAGGCCTTCGTCCAGTTTAACACCCTTTTGGTTTGAAATCTGAGCCATAAGGCCAGATAGTAATACTTGATTTAAATCAACGAGAATCATAACAAACTTTCACAGTTTCAAAATTACATTATATCACTTTTTCTTCATCATGGCAAGCAGTTTGTTTACCAACTTATGTGATGTGGTAGTCTTTCTGGCAATTATACCATAAAAACCACCTGGTATTAATCCTGAAACATATTCTAATGGACAAGCAAGAATGGCTTCAAAGTCATCAAACTCATCATATTCTTCTGGATTTTCTTTGCTCTCACGGAACAATACGATATGATATAAATCACCAAGAGAAGTGGCACCCAACTTTTCTCCTGGATTTGAGTATTCAGAACTCATAATATCAACTCGACCTTCTTCATCTCCTGCTAGAAATGTAAAGAAGTCAAGGTTTTTTTCTTTTAGTGGTTGTAGGTAATCCAGCATCTTTTTCCTTAATGTGAGCCTTTCTAACTCTTACCATTATCCATGTGTTATAATATTCATCACTCTCTAATACACCTTTAGTAAACTGTTCTTTTGCTTCCAAATAAGAACACATACCTTTAGAGTGGCATAAGTGAATTATTTCACGGACAAATTTATCATGTCCGTATTGTAACACATCTTGCTTCAAGATGTCACTACTTCCATAGTAAGTTTGCCAATCTGAGTTGGCTTTATACTTTTTCTTTTTACCTTTGACTTGTTTGGTTTTGGCAGAGTAAAAAAATTTCTTGCCTATGTATTTTTTACCATTCGTCAGATTGGTTATCTGATACACGAACCCGTAATTATTACCAATCAAGTCTTCCGTAAAATCTTTACCATCATATTGCCAGTTTAGTCCCATTCCCTAGTGTCCAAATCATCGTCATCATCCTCTATATAGTCCTCGGATAATTCTTCGATTTGTTCACCGCAGAATGGGCAATGTTCTGGTAAATCTTGAGAAACCATTTCTTCCATATACGATACTGAATATGTTGATTCACAACTTAGACATTCACCTGATAATAATTTGTCTGTCATTTAAATTCCTTAATGAGCCCACACATCACCCCAATTTCCTGATAAAGCTCCTTTTGCATAATCAGTAGCACGATTTTCAAAGAAATTAGTATGTGTTGGTGCGTTAATCATTTCTTCTACCCATGGTAGAGGATTCTTTTTCACTTTAAACACACCTTTTAGTCCTAAAGAAATTAGGCGGCGGTCTGCAATATAACGAATATACTTTTTAACATCTTCTGCTGATAGACCTTCCATTTGATTTACACCAAATGCGAGGTCAATAAACTTATCTTCTAGTTGAACCATTCTTTCTGCAATCGTGTAGATTCTTCCTTTGAGTTCATCATTCCAAATCTCACGATTTTCTTCTATGTATGTTCTAAACAATTTAACCATAGACTCTGCGTGTTGTGTTTCATCAACAATCGACCATGTGATAATTTGTCCCATACCTTTCATTTTACCATGACGAGCAAAATTCAACAACATAATAAATGAACTGAATAGTTGCATACCTTCGGTAAAGGCTGAGAACACGGCAATATGTGTTGCGGTATTCTCTCTAGTGGTATTCTTGCTGGAGATTTCCATAACATAGTCATGTTTCTCTCTCATTGCCTCATACTCTAGGAACTCATTGTAAGTGGTTTCAGGTAGACCTAGTGTTTCAATTAGGTGTGAGTAGGCTGCAATATGTAACGCCTCTCTGGCAGCGAATCCTGTGAGCATCATACGAACTTCAGGTTGTGGAAAATATGGCAGATAATTCTTAACATAACCACCAGCCACATCAATATCACCTTGTGTAAAGAAACGGAAGATTTGTGTTAGAAATGTTTTTTCTTCTTTGGTTAATTTTTTCTTCCAATCTTTTACATCTTCAGCCATAGGAACTTCGGTGTGTAACCAATGAGATTGTTCATGTTTTAACCATGCCTCATAAGCCCAAGGATAATTAAAAGGTTTGAAATAGTTGCGTTCTTCTGATAGATTTGATTCTACTTTTTTTGTCATTATTGTTTTCCTTTAAAATTAACCTTCGCAAGCCAAACATTCGTTGCCTTGAGCAATAGCGCTCATATCCAATTCTTTAATCACTTCTCTTTCAATCTTTTTGGCAACTTTGTCTGCTTTACCAATTTTCTCAGAACGACAATAGTATAGAGTTTTCAATCCTTTTTTCCATGCAAGAAAATGACAGGCATGGAGATACTTCAAATTAACATCTGGTCTAAAGAACAAATTAAGTGATTGTGCTTGGTCGATATATTGTTGTCTATCAGAAGCCAATTCAATCACCCATCTCTGGTCGATTTCCATACTTGTTTTAAATACATCTTTATCGTGGTCGGACATCCATTCTAAATGTTGAACAGAACCATCATTAGCAATGATAGATGACCAAACATCATTATACCAATCTTCTGGTTTATCATGTGATAGTTTAATAATCAATTCATCCAACCAACGATTCTTGTTTAGATATGCTCCTGATAATGTGTCTTGTCTGTAAGCATTAGCACGATATGGCTCAACAGAAGGACTGGTGTTGCCCATAATAATGGAACTAGAAGCATTTGGGGCAATAGCCATAACATGAGAGAACCGTAGACCGGTGCCAACACAATCAGGAGGAGAGCCACGTTCTGCACCCAATTCAAGATTTGCATTATTTAATCCTTCTCTAATATGTTTGAATATTTTATTGTTTGCAACTTTGGCCATTACTCCTTCAAAAGCAATGCCATTGCGCTGTAGATAAGCATGGAACCCAAGAGCACCGATACCAATAGAACGCTCTCGCTCGGCACTAAACTTTGCA